GTTGCTGCTATCATTGGTGATGCTAGTGCTATCAGCTTCATCGGCTGCCTGTCTGTACTGCTCACTAGCCAACGCTAATCAGGTCATGGGTGTGAGAGCATGATTTCATTGGGGGATTGATTAGATGAGCTGGAGGGGGAGGGGGTCCCCACTTTTTGAATAGGGATAGGGGATATCTTTATACCTTCCTTAGTGTATACACAACCCTAGAAATATAAAAAACAGTTCTTTAGTGTATACAACCTCTCTATAATAATTAACCCTTAGTGTATACACCACCTTCAAATAATAATCACCCTAGAAAAATAAAAAGCTAATAAAATAAAGTTGATTAGTTATAATTATACATTGTTAGTATATTGACATAGATGGTTTAGGTTGGTATGTTATATTGTTGGAGATTTGATATGGATTATTTGACTTGGTTTTTTGTAATACTGTTAATCTTTTGTATAGCTATAGGAGAGTGTTGATGGGTGATACTGATGTAGCTGTTATAGATGCTAACTTTGTTGAGTTGACTCCTCGTGAGCGTAGTGTTGTAGAGAACTGGATGGGTAGTGGTAAGGAGACTTGGAAGTGTTTACAGTTGTTGAATGGTGATGAGTTTAGTCAGAGCTTTGTTAGGGATTGTTTGTTGGATATTAGGGTAGTTAGGGCTATTAGGTTATATGAGGGTCGTAGTCAGGCTGGTGTACTTACTAAGCAGGAGCGTCAGCAGTTTTGGAGTAGTGTTATATTAGATGATAACCAAAGGATGGGAGATAGGTTAAAGGCTAGTGAGTTATTGGGTAAGGTGGGTATGGACTTTACTGAGGAGATAAAGATAACAGGTGGTGAGGACTTTGCTAAGGCTATAGCTAATGCTAGGGCTAGGGTTAAAGAGATTGATGTTATTGTTGATGTGGAGAGTGAGGTAGTAGAGTGAGTGTATGTTTACCCTGTATATATGCCTATAACCGCGGTACTAATTATTGTCCTGCCTGTGGCATGAAGGTTCCTGACAAGAATTGTTCTGGCTGTAAGTATTATAAGCCTACTACCGGTTGGTGTGATGGTCAGTTTATTAACGGCCCTAAGTTTAAGTGTTTAAATTATAGTAAATGGGAGAGATAAATATGGGTAGTATAGATAGGGTATTTGACTTAATAGATAAGGCAAAAGGTTTGCAACGATCTCTTAATAAGATGAGCATAGAGTACTCTAACTTAGAGAACGAGAACGCTAATTTAGCGTCTAACCTTAAGGATTTAGAAGCTGAGAATGAAGTGTTTGAATCTAGTATACTTACCTATGAGGAAGAGCGTAATGAAATGACCACTGAGATAGCTACCCAAGCTGAGTTGATTGCTAATAATCACATGATGGTTTGTGATGAGGTTGCTGAGGTAGGTGATGTACTGCCCCTTAGTACTAGAACAGAGCTAGAAGAGACTATAGTGATGCTTCAGAGTAAGCTAGAACAAGCTGATAATATGTTAGCTGCCCATGCCCATAAGATAGCTACCCTTAACCAAGACATTGTAGCGTTTCGGACTAAAGCTATTAAGTATTGGGGTACAAAGGACCATACTTGTAATAATTGTAAATATAGACATGAGGAAGCTGATTCTTTTAATTGCGACCCATGCCAAGATTTTAGCGAGTGGAAGGCTAAAGTATGAAAAGTTCAGTAGAGATAATGTCCGAAGACTTAGCTAGGTTCTATGACGACCCTTTAGGGTTTGTTATGTGGGCATTTCCTTGGGCTGTTGAGGGTGGTCAGCTTAGTGGTCATACTGGACCTAGACCTTGGCAAGATAAATACTTAAGGTTAGTTGGCAAAAGGGTGAAGGAACATGCTTTTGATGGTTCTACACCTTGTGATCCTATACAGATTAGCACTACGTCAGGTCATGGTCCGGGAAAATCTTGCATGACTGCTTGGTTGACTCTATGGATTATGTCTACTAGACCTTTTTGTAAGGGTACTGTGACTGCCAATACTGGTGATCAGCTGAAGACTAAGAGTTGGGCTGAGGTGGCTAAGTGGCATAATATGAGTATCAATAAAGAGATGTTTAATTACTTCAATACTAGAGGTAATATGAGCCTTAGACATAATGGAATATATAAAGATGAATGGTTCTGCATGGCATCTACATGCCGTGAGGAGAACTCAGAAGCCTTCGCTGGTCAGCACTCTGTAAACTCTACTTCCTTCTACATTTTTGATGAGGGGAGTTCAATTCCAGAAGCTATCTATGAGGTATCAGAGGGTGGTATGACAGATGGTGAGCCTATGAAGTTCTTGTTTGGTAACCCTACTAGGAATAGTGGGTACTTTAGAGAGACATTTAGGGATAATAAGCATAGATGGGATAACTTCCAGATAGATAGCCGGGATGTAGAGGGTGCTATTAATGTTAAGCTTACTGAGCAGTGGGCTGAAGACTATGGTGAGGACAGTGACTTCTTTAAGGTACGTGTTAAGGGGGTGTTCCCTAGTGCTGGTAGCGCACAGTTTATTGATAGTGAGAGTATTGACTTAGCCTTCGGTAGACACCTTAGAAGTGATGAGTTTGGCTCTGCTCCGGTTATACTAGGGGTTGATGTAGCTAGATATGGTGATGATAGTAGTGTTATTATGCTCCGGCAAGGGCTTATGAGTAAGAAGCTTGCTGATTATAAGGGTATGGATTTAATGACACTGGCTAATAGGGTGGCTGAATACGAAGATGAGACTAACGCTAACGCTGTATTCATTGATGTTGGTATGGGGGCCGGGGTTATAGATAGGCTTAGGCAGCTTGGTAGGAATCCTATAGAAGTATCATTCGGTGGTAAGAGTAATAATAAGCAGTTTGCTAACAAGCGTTCTGAGATGTGGAATAGTATTAAGCAGTGGTTGAAGTCTGGTGGTGCATTACCTAGAGAATCAGAGCTGCGGAAAGAGTTAATAGCCCAAGAGTACTGCTTTAAAGGCAATACTGATAAGATATTAATGGTATCTAAAGAGGATATGAAGAAGATTACTAAGAAGAGTAGTGACTTTGCAGACGCATTAGCACTAACCTTTGCCGAGAAGGTCAGTACTTTAGAAGATGGTGATTATCTTAGAGCGCAGATTAATGGTACACTTAATAAGACGGTTACGGAGTATGACTTGTTCGCTGACTAGACAGCACCTCAATAGCCTTATCAATAGCTAACCCTATCTCATAGGGAGAGTATTTAGATAACACTGTAGAGTCACCATATTCATATTCCCCTTCCCCCCTTCGCCACTTATTATGATCTATTAGTATTTCTAGTGCTTCATCTGTTGTCATAACTCTCTCCTAAGCGTTCCTAGTCCAATAACCAATAAGTGTACCCTAACTGGTTTAATGTTGCTGTACGTGGCTTACTTTGGCTTGTTTAGCTCCATTCCATTTTTAATTCAAATATAATAGCTTCAACATCTGTTTTAATTCCTTTATCTTCTTTTTCCTTTTGTTATGCGTCCTAGACATATCATATATATCTTTGTTGTAATGATTATGAATATATGTATGGCAATCCCGGCATACTGCATTTAGGCCATAACGTTTTTCTATGCCTAATATTTCAGGGTAAAACCAATGATGTACGTCTATGGCTTTGTTACCGCAGATGCAACACTTATCTTTATCAAGTTTCATTATTCTTATTCTTCTTTGGTTCCATACCTCTGATTTTAGGTATCTATCGTAATACTCCTTTCTGCTTTCGCTCTCTATTCTATTAAATATAACTTTTCTTGGATACTTGCCTTTTCCAAACTTGCCTTTAACTATCATCTGGTTGACCCATCCTGTCCTTAAACTCTCTATCTAGTTCTGACTCACTTTCATTTATTATTTTATTAATAATCTTCTCCTTAATAGCTTCTCTGTCGGCATCATCACTCTGCATAGCCCTTAACTCTATAAAAAACTCATCTCTAATTATATAGTGGCAAGATGGACACACACTAGATACGCTCCTTTTGGTCTCTCTGCCATATATCTTAGGATACCACCAGTGAACAACTATTTTAGCTTTATCGTTACAGATAATACATCTATTATCGTCTGCTTCAAATGTTCTAGCCCTTATCTTTTTCCAACAATCCGACTTCATGTATCTAGCATAATACGCTTTGCCGGTTTCCTTCTTCTTTTGGGGAACACCTTTCCATTCATTCTTTTCTAGCCTCTTAGGTCTAGGCTTCTTCTTCTTTCTATACTTCTTAGGAATCCACTTAACTTTAACCTTCTCCACTACTGGTTCTGGTGTAGGATTAATAGCTTTAAAGTACTCTTTACCACTATCTACTACTTTAATCATAATATCCCCTTAGCCTACAACTCTGACCTTACTAATGGCATCAGTTATCTAATGTTACTAGCTCTTAACTTTCCCACGAGCCTTAATGGTTTAACTGATCGGATACCTACTGCTGCTATTCATGCCATTGATTAATACTTAATCTCAGTGATTGACGGTCTAGTCTAATAATCACCATTGTCGCAGGAGTTGGTTACTCTTTTTCTCGTAAGTATCCTTAGACTATTAATTGAAGTCTCCACAAAGCTATTTAAAAGGTGCTAACCTATGCTAGTCAAGTTACCTAGCTGACTATTTTATTTAAGTAGATGGAATAAACGGATAAAACATCTACCGGGAGGGTATAAAAAAACGCCCAACCGGATGAGAAAACGGAAGGGCGATAAGACAAGGGGATAAAGTCCTTGAATATTAAATATCAGTTATCGTTTTCTCACCTATACTACATGGGCTATCACTCCCACAACAGAAATATACACCAGTACTAATTAAATGCAAATAAAAAATAGGTATTTTGTTAATTATTTCTTTGACATAACTATCTTATAACTGCAAACTATACCAAGAAGGTATACTTTAGTATGGAGATTATTATGACCGATCCAATCACAGGTGCTATATTATGGGGACAAATTGCTGGTGCTGTAGGTGCTGCAGGGGCTGGTGCTGCTGCTGCCACTGCATTTAGTGGTTCTGATGATGCTGGTGCAGATGGTCCAGAAGGTCCTACAGCTCCCCTTCCGTTACCTGTAGCCCCTACACAAGCTAAAGCCCCTGGTTCAGATAAAACACAAGCTGAATATGATGTTAATAGAGCTAGGGATGCTGAAAGACGTAGGGCAGGGTTACGTCAAGGTCAAAGTAATACTATACTAACTGGTAGTCTTGGTGTTAGTGGTTCTGCTAGTACTAACCGTAAAACTCTTTTAGGAGCTTAACATGAGCGTTGATTATACTACAGCTTTACATGGAACAGTTAAGGCAGTTGATATTGTAACTAGTGATACGGTTGCACTTGCTGGTGGTGCTACTAGAGCCATATTTGTAGGTGTAGGTGGTAACTTGAAGGTTACACTTGTTGGTGGTGGTACAGTAACTTATAAGAATCTTGAAGATGGTGTTCGTATTGTTCTACATGCAACCGTTGTGTTTGCTACTGGAACTACTTGTACTGATCTTATTGCAGAATATTAGGAGATAGTAAAATGGCAAATGCTAGCGATTACTTGGAAAAGAAAGTACTAGATCACGTATTAGCTAATGTTGCTTATACTAGTCCTACTACTATTTACATGGCACTGTTTGATGGTGACCCTACTGATGCTGGTACAGGTGGTACAGAGGTAACTCTTACTATTGACGCTACCGGACGTAAGGCTACTAGTTTTGGTGCTTGTACTGCTACTACTGGTATATCTACTATAGATGCTGATGTAGACTTTGGACTAGCTGATGCAGGTGCAGATGTTACTCATTTTGCTATCTATGATGCTGCTACAGCTGGTAATTTACTGGTATTTGGTGCATTAAATGGTGGTTCACAGACTATTAGTACTGGTAATGCTGTTAAATTTGCTTCAGGTGACTTAACCGTTACTCTTGCTTAGGAGTTTCCTATGGAAATACCTATGACAATGGCAATGGATTTGCCAAGGTTTCATGGTTCTAGGTTAGACCCAGGTGTATTAAAAGCTCATATTGATCTATTTATTACAACTAGTGGTACACCTTCTATTGCTAAGTTGCTTCCAGGTGCGTTAAGTCTGGCTATGACAACAGGTGCAGTAATGGTAGGTGCTGGTACTCTTACAGGTGATGCTAGTCTTGTTGCTACTGGTGCTGGTGCAATTACGATAACCCCTTAGTGGGATAGGAGTTCTAAGAATGGCAAGTGTTGATAAAGACCCTACTGATAAGTATCGTAAACGTTTTGAGGAATTACGTTCTATTGCTCAGAATGATTGGTTATCTCATTGGAAAGAGTTAGCTGATAACTTTGCCCCACGTAAGGGTAGGTATCTCACTTCTGATGGAACTTATGATGATAATAGAGGTAATAAGCGTAACGATAATATTATTAATAGCATACCTTTATATGCGGTTGGAAACTTAACTAGTGGATTATTTGGTAACTTGACTTCATCTACTAGTAGGTGGTTTAAGCTTTCTGTACGTGATAGGCAGCTTATGGACGGCCCTGAAGTTAAGGAATATCTATATGAGGTTACTAATAAGCTACTCGAGATATTTGCTATAAGTAATTTCTATGGTTCTATGCACTCAGTTTATAACGAATTAGCTATATTTGGTACTTCTGCAATGATGATTGAGGAAGACTTTGACCAATTTATTAGATGCCGTACCTTTACTATAGGTGAATACTTCTTAGCTTTAAGCCCTAGACTAGAGCCTGATACTCTATATAGACAGTATAGTAAGTCTGTTAGGCAAGTTGTAGAAGAGTATGGTATAGATAACGTATCCAGCGTTGTTAAGACTATGTATGAGAATAATAGTGGTGAGAAGTTAGTTAAGATTATAGCTTGTGTGCAGCCTATGGTTAAAGACGACCCTGCCGTTAAGTATAATGATGAATTTGAGTATGAATCTATTCATATTGAGATGGATACTAAAGAAGGTGGGTTCTTGCGTAAGGGTGGTTACCATGAGAAGCCTTTCATGGCCCCTAGATGGGATGCAACTAGTACTGACGTATATGGTCGCTCTCCTGCTATGGATGCGTTAGGGGACGCTAAACAGCTTCAGAAGGAAGAACAGAAGAAGCTTAAGGCACTAGATAAGACTATTGACCCTCCACTTAAAGCTCCATCTAGTATGAAGGGTGAAATTATAACTCAGGTTCCAGGTGGTGTAACTTATAATGATGCTACTGAACCTGGGGCGCAAGGGGTTACAGCTCTATATGATAACTCTGCTGGTCTAGTTAATGCTATTGGCATAGCAGGACAAGACATAGCTATAGTAGAGCGTAGGATACAACGTACCTTCTATAACGATCTATTTCAGACAGTTATCAATGAATCTAAGCGTATGACTGCTACTGAGGTAGCTCAACGTAGAGAAGAGAAGCTATCCTTACTTGGACCAGTTGTTAATAGGTTACAGAGTGAGGTTCTAGAAAATGCTATAGGTCGTACCTTTGCTATTGCTGAACGTCTTGGAGCGTTACCAGAAGCCCCTGAAGCGTTAGCTGGTAGGCCACTAGAGATACAGTATATTTCTGCTCTAGCTCAAGCTCAACAGGTTGTCGGTACTCAGTCTACAGAGCAGGTATTTGCCTTTGCTGGTAACCTATCTGCTGTGTATCCAGAAGTATTAGACAGGTTGAACGCTGATGAAGCTATTGAAACTTATGCTTCCGATTATGGTATTGACCCAACTATCATGCGTAGTGATGAAGAAGTTGATCAGATGCGTCAGGCTAGGGCGCAAGCTCAACAGGCAGCCCAGCAACAAGAGCAGATGGTACAGGGTGCTGATACTGCTAAGGTACTCAGCGAGGTTTCCGTTGGGGAAAATAATGCGTTAGAACAGTTAATGGGAGCTATCTAGTGAATTCTGCTGATGAGAAGGCTTTAGATGAGCGTCAACTAGAAATAGATGTAGATAATGAGAACTATGAGAATGATGTTAAATGGTTACTAGAACAGAAACAAGGTATGAGGTTTTTTAAGAAGTTCTTTAGTAAGTCTAATATATTCGGTTGTACGTTCACCGGGAACTCTAGGAGTTACTTTTTAGATGGACAAAGAGAGCTTGCGTTAGGTTATTTTAAAGATTTTACTAGATTTAGCCCGGCAAAAATGTCGGAATTATGGTTAGACATTGTTCAGAAGGAGAAGTAGATGAGTGCAGAAGCCGTAGTTGCTGAAACTGAAACAGCTGGTAACACAGCGAATGTTGATGCTGATGCGATTGGTAGTGCCGTAACAGATGATGCTGGTGCAGATGAGAATATCATAGGTGCTGGTGTTGATGATGTGGTTGTAGATGTTGATAAAGGTGAAACCCTTTTAAATGTTGATGAACCAGTGAGTGAAGAAGCAGTAGCTCCGGTTGTTCCAGAGACTTATGAGGATTTTACTATACCTGAGAACTTTGATGTCAGTGACGAAGCTATTGAAGGCTTTAATGTCATGGCTAAAGAGCTAGGGTTGTCTCAAGAACAGGCACAAAATCTACTTAATAAGCAATCAGAAGCTAATGCAGCTAATGTTGCTGCAAATGAACAAGCTGTTGTACAGCGACAGAAGGATTGGGTTGACGAACTCAAAGCTGATGTAGATTACGGTGGTCCTAAGCTGGGTGAAACGGTTGAACGTGCTAATCGTGCATTACGTGACTTAGGTACACCAGAGCTTACTAAGCTACTTAAAGATAGTGGATATGGCAATAATCCAGAAGTTGTTAAATTGTTTGCCAAAATAGATAAGAAATTTGGTGAAGATAGTATGGTAGAAGGAACTGGCAGCACAGTAGTAAAAAAGAGTGATGCTGCTATTCTTTATGACCATCCTACTTCACAAACTTAATGAAAGTTTTTTTTGAAGGAGAAGTAAAATGAGTACTATTGGTGGAGACACTTATTTGACCCTTACCGACCATGCAAGATTGATGGATCCAGATGGTAAGGTTGCTAAAATTGTTGATACTCTCTCTGTATCTAATGAAATTGTTGATGCTATGCTTTGGAAAGAAGGTAATCTTCCTACCGGAGAACAGACAACTATTGTTACTGGTTATCCTAGTACTGCTTGGAGGCATCTGAACTATGGTTATCAGCCTAGTAAAATGACTACCAAACAGATTACAGATACTTGTGGTATGCTCGGTACGTTTGGTGAGGTGGATAAAAAGGTTGCTGGTCTTAATGGCAATACTATGGACTTTCGTATGAAGCAAGACCAGTACAAGCTTAAGGCACTGTCTAAAGACTTTGCTACTGCTCTTATTTATGGTAATATTGATACCGACCCTGAACAGATTATGGGACTTGCCCCTCGTTATGCTCTTAGTACTGCTACTAATGGTACTAATATCCTTAAAGGTGGTGGTTCTGGTTCTGCTAACACTTCTATCTGGCTCGTAAATTGGGGTGATGAGGGTGCTTTCGGAGTATTCCCTAAAGGTTCTAAAGCTGGTATTGAATCTACTGATCTCGGTCAACAGGTTCTTGAAGATGCTGCTGGTGGTAAGTACATCGGTTATCAAAATCATTACGAATGGGATTGTGGATTGACTGTTAAGGATTGGCGAAACATTGTCCGTATCTGTAACGTTGATGTATCTGCCCTTACTGCTGATGCTGCTACTGGTGCTGATGTTATTGAACTGATGATTAAGGCTACTCATAAACAGGAAACTGGTATCACAGGTAAGACTGAATTCTACTGTAACCGGACTGTATTTACTTATCTTGACCTTCAGACCTATAACAGTTCTAACATGAACGTATCTTACGAAAAGGACCCTCATGGTCGTAGAGTTATGATGTTCCGTGGCTTCCCTGTTAAGCGTGTTGATGCGATTCTTGATACTGAGGCTACTGTAGCTTAGTAGTTGTTAATTATTACTCTCACCTCCAATGGGGGGTGGGAGGTAGTTTCACTTTAATTTAAGGAGTTAATAAGATGATTTTGGATAGACAAAACTTAGTTAGCAATGATCAGGCTGTAACTGCCACTGCTAACAGTGCAAATATTATTGATCTTGGAGTAGCTGGTGTAGCTAAGAGTTTTCCTCTTGAGCTTTTTGCTCAGGTGACTGCTGATTTTGCTACACTGACTAGTCTCACTCTTACTGTTACCACTTCGGCTGCTGAAGGTATGGGTACTCCTACTACTCTTCGTACTACTTCTGCTATAGCTGCTGCTGATTTGGTTGCAGGTTATAAGTTTGATCTTGGCAGTTTGAATGGTAATGACGCATTGCTTCGTTATGTGCGTTTTACTTACACTGTTGCTGGTAGTAATGCTACTGCTGGTGCTATTACAGCTGGTATCGTTCTCGATAGTCAGAATAGCTACTAGAAAGGTTCTAACGTTATGAAGTATACTTGCAATACTAAGTGTTATTTTAAAGACAAAATCTATGTAGAAGATGAAGGTATAGATATTCAACCTGAAGCTTGTAGTGATGCTGATAAAGCAATGCTTAGTAGTTACTTTACACCAGATGAACCAGAGGCCCCTGTAAAGGCCACTAGGAAGAAGCGAACAGTTAAACCTAGTGCTGATACCCTATTGGGCAAAGAAGACGTCAAGAATGACTTACTGTAGTATTAATAGGGGGGTTAGTATTGTACTAGCCCCTCTTACTATTCTTTTACGGAGATTAATATAATGGCTATAACTAAGGTAACTCCCGGAGTGGATACAAGTGAATATAAAGAAACTAAGAGTGCAGGTATCTGGGGTATTGTGGCAATGATACTAGGTATTCTTACTACAATTGGAGCTACGATTGCAGAGTCTCTTGGTAATGATACTTCTGTTGCTGTAATTGTAGGTGCTGTAGTTGCTACTGTTGGTATTGCTCAGAAGACACTAGTATCATTGGGGTATATAAGCAGTCGCACTAAAGTTAAAGATACGGTTGCTAAATGAGTTTAGTTGTGAGTATTATCCTTCCTATAATTAAAATGGTTATAGAGTTACTATTTGAGCTTAAGGAGAAAAACAATGAAGCGATTGAAGCAGTTGATATTACTGATGGTGCTGGTCGTGAGTTGTTTTCTCGTGAGCTCATGTAGTTATATGCATCAAGCTGTTTATGTCCCTCCTGGGAGAGCAGTTGAGATTAGAGAGCCTGTATTGTTACCAGTATGGGTGAGAGTTAAGGATGGTATGGTTAGAGGCTATGCTCAAGCTCAATCTGGATGGAGAGCCGGACCTCCACCAGTAATAGGGGAGAAAGAGTAATGGCAACGACCTCCACAAAAATATGTAATTATGCACTAGAGTATATAGGTAGACGTACTATAGCTTCTCTCACTGAATCTAGTCGTGAAGCCAAAGTATGCAACACCTTCTATGATATGGCTAGACAGAGTGTACTTCGTGACCATAAGTGGGGGTTTGCTACTAGGTCTATTACTCTAGCTGCTGTAACTGCTACTGATTATGTTGGTTGGGATTATGCTTACACTTACCCTACTGATGCTTTGTATGCTGATAAAATCTATACAGGTAGCTCTACATCTACTACTACTGTAGGTTTAGCTCAAATTACCGGACATATACCTTTCACTATTGAGTCTAATGAAGCTAAGAATAAGAAGTATATATTAACTAACCAAGAGGAAGCGGTGTTGATCTATACGGCTGATGCTACTGAAGAGAACCTATTTGATTCTCTATTCATTGAAGCGTTGTCATATAAGATTGCTGCAACCATTATCATACCATTAAAGGCTGAATTAAGCCTACAGCAACAGATGAACCAACTGTACGGAATGGCTATAGCTAAGGCTAAGGCTAGTGATAGTAATGAGCGTTATGAAGAACCTACCGATGATAACAGTATCTTAAATGCGAGGCTATAATAATGGTTAAGGCTGTTGTCCAACAAGTATCATTCAATGGTGGTGAACTATCCGATAGTTTATATGGTCGTACTGACTTAGAGAAGTATGATACTTCAGTAAGGACTATGACTAATTTTATACCTACCTTACAGGGTAATGTTCTTAACCGTCCTGGTACTGAGTTTGTAGTAGAGACTAAAGACAGTAGTAAAGAATCTCGATTAATCCCCTTTCAATTTAATGTTAGCCAGACTTATATATTAGAGTTTGGTGATCTGTATATGCGTGTTATTACTGATGGAGCGCAAGTAGTTTACCCTGTAGGTCACGTTGATGCTGGTGACCCTGTAGAGGTTATTACACCATACTTAGAAGCTGACCTTAATAGAATACAGTTTGCTCAAAGTGCAGATGTACTATTTATGGTTCATCCTAGCTATCCTCCACAAGAAGTTAAGCGGTTCTCTAATAGTGAATGGACAGTATCGGATATAGCTTTTGGTGCCAGTTCCGCTACACCCACTACGGTTGCTTCTAGTGCTGCCGGTGCTG